GTCCAATTTGTCAAGGGCGACGACGACCTCTGAAGAACTGCGCCGTCAGCGCCGCGGCAATAAGCCTTTTGCGCTAGAACGAAAAGCCAGCATCGAAAAGTTGCGCGCTCTCGGCATAACCGAAGAGCAGATTGCCCAGCTGGCGGTCGACGCCCACACCGGATTGACGCCCAAGCAACTGGAACTCAACCAGATCCTGCGCGGGCCGCAGCGGCACACGCTGTTTTACGGCGGCGCACGATCAGGGAAAACGGTGCTTTATGTCCGCGCCATCATGGCTCGCGCTATCCGCGCGCCGGGCAGCCGACATGGCATGTTCAGGTTTCGGGCCAATGCTGCCCGCAATTCGCTATGGCTCGATACAGTACCCCGAGTGCACAAATATTTTTTCCCGCACGTTCCAATGCGGGACCATCGCCAGGACGGTTATATCAGCATCGGCGACGGATCGGAGATTTGGATCGGCGGTCTCGATGAAAAGGAGCGTGTCGAAAAGATCCTCGGCATGGAATTTTCCACATTGTATTTCAACGAATGCTCGCAGATCGTCTATTCCTCGATCATTCTGGTTTTGAGCCGGCTGGCGCAGGTACATCCAAAGCTGCGCCAGAGAGCTTATTATGATCTCAACCCGACAGGCTCGAAGCATTATACTGCGCAGCTGTTCATCCACGGCCGCGACCCGCTGTCAGGTGCGCCTATTGCCGATGCCGCCGAGCGGCGCCACGCTTTCATCAACCCCAAGGACAATCTAGCCAATCTGTCGCCGGAGTTTCTTGCTTCGCTGGAAGCAATGCCGGAGCGCCAGCGGCGGCGGTTTTTCGAGGGGATATATCAGGCAGATATTGACGGCGCGTTATGGACGTTCGAGACGATCGACCATGCTCGCTGTCCGCCCACAGAGGTTCCTGCCGACCTGAAGCGCGTCGTTGTCGCGATCGACCCATCGGGCACGAAGGGAGACGAAGACTCGCGCTCCGACAATGTAGGCATCATCGTCGCCGGGAAGAGTGTCGACAACGTCGGCTACGTGCTGGCCGATCGCACCTGCAACCTGCCGCCGGAAGCTTGGGCCCGGGTCGCAGTGAACGCGTTTCACGAATTCAAGGCTGACCGCATCGTCGCTGAGCAGAACTTTGGCGGCGACATGGTGCGCGCGGTGATCCACACCGTCGATCGCAATGTCCCGGTTCACATGGTGAGCGCGTCGCGCGGGAAGTCTGTGCGGGCCGAGCCGGTATCAGCACTCTACGGGTTCGTGCGAGACGGCCAGTGGCACAAGGACCAGGTCCGCCACGCTGGGGACTTCCGCGAGCTCGAAGACGAGATGCTCAACTTCTCGACCGCGGGGTATCTGGGCGATCGCAGTCCGGATCGGGCGGATGCCCTAGTCTGGGCGATGAGCGACCTCTTTGTCCAAGAGATGAAGAGCGAGGGTCATTTCGAATGGTCGAGGCAGATGGCTGCCTCGCTCAAACCGAAGCCGCCGCCGGCACCAAAGCCCGTCTATGCGCCGGGGTCGGTCGAGTGGCAACGCCAACAGGATGAGCAGGGGAGATAGCTGAAAATGCCCTCTCCCGGTCCCGGCGGCAGTCAAACCTCGCTCGCCAGCATGGTGAGCTGGCTGACCTCGCGCTTCCGCGGGCAGCCGCAGCAGAAAAAAGGCGCGCCCATCGCCAGTTATACGATGGGCAATGACCCAACCGGTTTGAGCGGCAATGCGCGCGGCGACATCTCGCAATTCGCGCCGGTCTTTCAGCCGACGGCGGGAATGTTCTCGCCGAACTATCCGCTCGTGCCGACTGACCGGCAAAATGTTCGGCTGTGGAATTACCCCACAGCGTGGAACACGAATTATCGGCCGCGCTCATACGAGCCGATCGGCTTCGAAGAACTGCGTGCGCTAGCCAGCGGCCACGATATCACCCGGCTCGCGATCGAGACGCGTAAGGATCAGATTGAGTCCCAGCAATTTCAGGTTAAGCCGCGCGACCCGAAAAAAGAGCCAGACAGCCGTTGCGCTGAGGTCGAAGACTTCTTCCGCAAGCCCGATGGCATCAGGCCGTTCGCGACCTGGATACGCGAGCTCCTCGACGATGTGCTGGTGATTGACGCACCAGCGCTCGAAGTGCGCCGCAATCGCGCGAACGAGATCATCGGACTCGACCAGGTCGATGGCAGCACGATCAAGGTGCTGCTCGACGAGACTGGCCGCCGCCCGCGACCGCCAGCGCCGGCCTACGAGCAGGTCATCCACGGTCGCCCCTGGGTGCTGCTCGAAGACGGCAGCAAGGCCAATACGGACGAGGGCGACGTCGTCAATCAGTTCAATGACGGTCAGCTGATCTATCTGCCGCGCAACCCGCGGATCTATAAGGGCTACGGCTTCAGCCCGATCGAGCAGATCTACACGACGATCAACATAGGGCTGCGACGACAGGCCAAGCAGCTTTTGCATTTCACGGACGGGAACATACCGCCCGGGCTATTGAATAGTCCCGAAGGCTGGAGTCCCCAGCAGATCGCCGAGTACGCTGAGTGGTTCAACTCGATCCTGGCCGGCAATCTGCAAAATCAGACCCGCCTCATCTGGGGTCCGTTCGGCGCCAAATACCAGCCCTTCACCGAGCCGCCCTACAAGGACGAATTCGACGAGTGGCTGGCGCGCATCGTGTGCTACGCCTTCTCACTGCCGCCGAGCGCCTTTACCCATCAGGTTAACCGCGCAACGGCGCAGACCGCGCAAGAGGTGGCGCTTGAGGAAGGCCTCGCGCCTATCATGGCCTGGGTCAAGCGTCTATGCGACGGGGTGATCCAAGATTTGATGGGCTATGCGGACCTCGAATTCGCGTGGGCCGAGAAGCGCGACCTCGATCCGGCCGAGCAGGCCACGATCCTCGACACCTATGTGCGGAACGGGAGCTACACGCTCAACGAGGCGCGCGACGTACTCGGCATGGATCCGGTCGAGGGCGGCGATGATCCGATGATTTACCTGCCGACGGGTCCGGTGCTGCTCAGCGACGTCGCAGCGATCAGCGACAACATGGCAAACCCGCCGCAGCCCCCGCCGATCGGCGCTGGCATGGGCGGCGGCGGTGCGCCGGGGAAGGGGCCGGCCAAGCCCAAGGGCAAGCCGGCTCCAACCGGGAAAGCGGAGGTAGGAAAACGCTCCGCCACCCCTTTTCCAGATCCCAGTTCGAGAGCCTATCTCGCGACGGCCCGGGACAACATAGCCCGATCCATCGAGGCCTTCTTTAAGGCCGAGGCGCCGCGGGTTGCGCGCGACGTGCTTGCGCATAATCGAATAACTTATTCGCATAAAGTCGCCGCCTCGGACCACACGGATCCGGATCAGCACGGCGTAACCCCGGCCGCGGATACGCACCGGGATCGGCAACTCGCGGCAGCAGCCGCTGCGGCGATCGCCGGCATCGACTTCGCGCGGTGGAACGACATCGTCGGCGAGATCGCGCCGCACCTCGAGGACGCCGCGACTCAGACGGTCTCCGACACACTCACTGCGGTGCGAGCGGACCTCACCGAGGCTCAGGTCGAGGCGGCCAAGGCCGAGGCGCGCAAATGGGCGCGGGACCGGGCTGCCGAGCTCGTCGGACGCAGCCATGTCGGCGGCCGGACTATCCCGGACACGACCGCCGATCTCGACATCACGGATTCGACCGCGCGCATGATTGCCGAAAATGTGCGTCAGGCGATCGCGGACGGGTCGACCGTCGAGGAGCTAACCGGCGTACTCCAAAATGCCTACGCCTTCTCGCCAACTCGAGCGCGCGCGATCGCCGATTACGAGACGAAGAGCGCGCTGCACGACGCGACGATGCGGGCCTTCAAGGCGAGCAACCGGGTGAAGGGCTCCTACTGGCGAACGGTGGGCGACCTGAAGGTCGAGGCGACGTGTCTATTGAACGAGGCCGCGAGCCCGGTGCGGCTCGGGCATCTGTTCCCGTCAGGACATGCCGCGCCGCTCGCGCATAACGGGTGCCGCTGCTGGCTTACCCCATGGATGGCAGACTAATCGGCACCGAATCCCTCCAGGAACGGGATCGAGAGACCCGCTTCGCGCAATTCCACGATCGCTGCCCTGCGGAGCCGTTCGCACACCCAGGACGACAGCGAAATTCCGGACAATTGCGCAGCTTTCTCAAACGCTTCCTTTTCAGGCTGCGTCAGCCGGATCTGCATGTTCGTGGTTTTCATCGGTCGCATTTAGGGCAGCAGGGTTGACATATCGCTGGTTGAGCCATAACGTGTTGCTCCTGTCATGACATTTACATGACAAAACGGGAGGACCGTTATGAAACTCGGCTCGGCGGCGGCGCTGCCGATTATCGCGTCGGCTGTTTTGCAGATGATGGCGGTAAATCCGGCTGAGGCGCAGACGACGGTAACGCTATTCGGCACGGCCACGCCACAGACGCCGGTGGATCCTGACACGAATTCGGTGACGCTTGGAGTCCAGTTTTACTCGACTCAGGCCGGGACAATAAATGGGGTGCGGTTCTATCGAGGAGCGAGGAGTTCGAGCGGCTACCAAGTAGGAATATTTGACGGCACGAGCGGCGCACGCCTCGCGTACAAGGCCGTGACGACCGAGCCTTGCGCTACGATGCCGTGCTGGGAGGAGATAGATTTTGCCTCCCCGCTTTCGATCTCGGCGAATAAGACCTACGTCTCCACCTATTGGGTCAAAGGCGGGCACTACGCAGGCGATAATCAGGGCCTCGCCAACAAGGTGACGAGCGGCCCGCTTACGGCGCCTGGTAGCAGCAGCATAGCTGGCGGAAATGGCGTCTATATCTATGGCACCAAACTCCTGCGGCCCAACGCCACGTATCTGGCGTCGAATTACTATGTCGACGTATCGTTCCAGACGAATGCTCCGCCGCCTCCTCCATCACTGGTGATGAGCTTTGCCCCGCAGAATCCATCGGTCGCAGCCGACACGCCGCTAGGCACTGCCGTTGCTACGGTTCTCGTGGATTGGAGTGATGACCTAAACGGCAGCCACCCATTCACCGGAACTATCGGGTTTGCCCAACCATATAGCAATGATGGCGGCGTGTTTGCGCTCTCTGGTAATACGGTCTACCTCAATTCTGCCGGCCCTGGTATCACCAACGATGCCGGAACCGTTCAGAACATCACCGTTACTGCGGTGCAGTGACATGGCAAAGCTTCTTTTTCTGATCTTGGCCGCGTGTCTCGCAACTAGCGCGATGGCGGCCTCCGTCACCAAAAATCTGTCCATTACCGTTACGAGCGGCGGCGGAAGTGGGGATCCGACAGTCGGCCTGCTCCCATCCAATCGAAGTGCCTATGCGAGCTGGAGCACGGCGGGGCTGTCGACGATCGGCGGCATTCCCAACCGCACCACGATATTCACCACACTTTCGCCAAGCGGCGGTGACGACACGGGCGCGATCCAGGCTGCGCTTGATGCTTGCCCATCGGGACAAGTCGTGCAACTCACCGCGGGTGTCTTCAGAATCACCGGTAACGGTCTGATCTTCGGAACCTCTAACTGCACACTGCGCGGCGCTGGTCCGGGTAATCCACAATTGAACACTGGCATCAACGCCGTCCAGGCCAGTCCCGGTACTTATAACGTAGACGGCACGGCCACACAATTGATCAAGTCGGATCGTGTCACGAACACGAATTACGGCGTTCTGTACATTTTAGGCGGCGGAAACTTGGGCACGTCTACCAATCTTGCCGCCGATGCTGTGCAGGGTTCCAACACTCTTACACTAGCCGGCAGCACCAGTGGTATTCACGTGGGCGATTTTGTGCTAATCGATATGAATACTGACAATGACCCCGATGTCGTTTATGGACCGAGTTTCGGCCCTCCAGGCGATGGCTCACGCCGCTGGTTTAGCCGGCAAGACCGCACCTTGAGCCAGATAATGGAGGTCACTGCGGTCACCACCAACACAGTCACTTTCAACACGCCGTTCCACATCACCTTTACTGTTGCGAATCAGGCACAGCTAACACCGTACATCGGGTTTCTTCGACAAATCGGCGTTGAGAACCTGTTTCTATGGGGCGGCATGGGCGGTGACGGGCATGGCAATATTGCCATGAACTTGTGCGCCTACTGCTGGGTAAAAAATGTCCAATCGTCTTGGACAATAGGCACTAGCATCGGTTTTTACAGCACCTTCCGATCGGAGTTGCGCGATTCGTATATCCATGAATCATCGTGGCCGAATCCGGGCGGCGGAGGCTATCTTACTGGCCTCAATACAGGGGCATCCGATAATTTATTTGAGAATAATATAATGTGGAATGGTAATAAAGAGATTGTCATGCGCGGCACTGGTGGCGGCAATGTTATCGGGTACAATTACATGGACGACTCTTTTGATAATGGGGCCGCGGTTATCAGTTCTGAAGCAGGACTAAATGCCGGCCACTATACAACACCGCACTTGGAGCTTTTAGAAGGCAACTACAGCCAGAACTACACTGCCGACAGCTACTGGGGAAACTCGATATACATCACGATCTTGCGCAATTGGCTTTCCGGTTTGCGCGCCGCGCATCTGCCGTTGAATACATATGTAACCACACAAGCCACCGGCAGTGGGTTCCTGTGTCACTACCCTTATGGAGACTACGATAGCCGTTTCGCCGTTGATATCCAAGCCTACAGCTACTATCAGAGCTTCGTCGGCAATGTCCTCGGCATGAACGGTCAGACGCTTCTGACGAATCCGTATCAAAGTGAGTCTTGCTTTGATGGTAATCAAACGGGGTTTGTCGAGCAAATTTGGAGCACCTCGCAAAATGGCCAAGGAGGTAACAACCCTGTTAATATGTGGACTATGGGCAGTTACCAAGCTACGGTGAACAGCACGGGCGGCTGGAGCTGGGTCAATACGACGATCAACACTCAGCTTCGTCAAGGCAACTGGGATTGGGTGACGAAGAAGCAGCATTGGTACGGCATCGGCGGAACGACGGATGGTGCGGGAACGCCCGTGTCAATCCCGGACTCGTTTTATTTGACCGCAAAGCCCGCCTTCTTTGGGTCGAACCCGTGGCCGTGGGTCGATCCGACGACTGGCACCACTTACACGCTGCCGGCGAAATATTGTTTCGAGCACGGCATGATGCCGTCGTGTCTGCAATAAAATACCATGCTCAATTGCAGCGCCATTCGCCCATAATCGGTGCCGTTGCTGGCTAACTGATCGCCAGCTGGAAATGTTAATTCGGTAAAGGCTCGGCTGCCGCATCTTCTCACCTTTCTCGAAGATGCGCAGCCCGACGTCCCTCGGGTCATGCCGCGCCGCTGGCGCGCAACGGCTGCCGCTGTTTTTTAC